TCTTTAGCCTCTGGAGACTTTCTGCTAGTGGTTTTTGTCGTGGGCTTACTTGTAGCTGCTTTAGCTGCTTGAGCTACAGCAGGGTTTTTTGTTGTTGGGGTCTGTGTTGGGCTAATAAAACCCGTGATTTTGTCTAACACTCCACTAACTAAGCCCCCAATCTTCCCCGGAGGATTGGCTTTAGCTCTTTTATCCCATGATGCCTTTGCCTCTGTCAGACTAGATATTTGATCTTTAGTGAGTTTGTTACCTTGCGCATCCAAACCTGTTGCAAGAGCTTTCTCAATATCCGCTGGGACTGCCTTATCCATATAAGCGTCCCCAATCTTAGTTATAAGACCTGCACCGGGAACCATCATTGAGGCAAAGCCTTTTACAGCCTTTCCCCCAAGACTGTCACGATTTTTTACGAAGCCTGTGTAATCGTCAACAGACCATTGGTCTCTCGGACGTTGCAAACCTATCGCCGGAGTATTATCTGGACGATCTTTACCGCCACTATAGTCCCCTTGCTCCATACTGGTGTTTGCCCAAGTAGCGCCACTATTTCCAAGGACGTTGGTGGGGGCAGCTACTGGTGCTGGAGTAGTTGGTTGTTGGAACTGAGACATCCACAGTGGGAGGCCTGTAACAGGGTCTCTGGCGTCACTGTTAGGGTCTAGGGTAGGGTTGATGCCTGTATCTGCGACATAGCCCCCAGCAGCGAAGGCTGGAGCCTCCTGTGGGGCAGCCTCAGGGGAAGCAACCATGTCTGCTGTCTGTAGCTCTTCTGCAGAGAAGGGAAGGTCTTCTTCGACTGGAGCATTCCCCATTCGACCTTTATCTTCCATCTCTCCCAGCTTACCCTTAGCCTGCTCTACCATCTTCTCCAATTTGTCTAGTCCTAAGAAGCGGACGACATTGGCAGGGATGATATACTCACCTTCAGAGGCTTTGATGTCCACGGTGTCTGCTACCTCGTTTGGTAGAGCACCGGGGGGTACTTCTGTATTCTGCGGGTCCATGACCGCACCTCCTTCAGCGAATTTAGGTTTACTCAAATCGAGGTTTTGACCTGACAAACCTCCGAAGTTAATTTCTGTAGCCTCTTCCATCACGTTTGAGGGTTTGACCACAGGTTTTTTAAAAGACTCTAGTGCGTCTGTAAGAGAGGCACCATCACGAATTTTCTCGTAAAAAAGAATACTATTAAAGTTTGGTAGGATGCTTTCAGCAGAAGTAAAGAAGTTTTGTTGAAGACGGTATAAGTCTTCCCCCAACACGCCTTTCAGACTTTGACCTTGTTCACGACTTAATACTTTTTGAAAGGTGTCTTCTAGCGTCTTTATTGTATCTCCATCAAGCGTTGCAAATTCTGGGGTGCCGGGAGCAGTGGGATAACCTAACCTCCGTCGGGTATTAAACTCCTGTGCAACTTCGTTCAAAGACCACTCTGGCATGGGAGGGATAACTCCGTCTTCCTCAACTCCCCACTCACCAAAATCATGTTCCTTTTTGGTAGGATCATACTCAAGCTGAGTTTTCTTGACAGAAATTCTGTCTCCGTGTTCAGCTTTAAGGTCATTCACCACTTCATCAAGAGCTTTGACGTATGTAGCGTAGAAGCCACTTTTGGGGTCCATAGCTTTTGCAAAGCCCTGAGGATCACCTTCAAAACGTCTTTCCGCAATCTTCTTAAGGTTTGGAATTACAACCCTTGTATTACCTGTTTTAGAGGCATGGGCAATGGCAGTGTCAATGGCAAAACGAACACCCTCTTTAGTTTTAGCAATGGGGGGTACGACAACATTAGCAACATCATCCGCCTTACTGACAATACGATTCATTGCTTCGTATATTTTCTCATGGACTTGTGGGGTGTTGTTCTCCCCAATAACATTCGCAATATCCTTAAAGAAAGCTTGCCTTGCCTTAAAAACATTGTCTAGATCAGCCCGATCGGGAGAGTTATAGGCGGCTTCTAATCTTCTGACGAGCTCTTTATACCTAGCCAACATCTGCGAGTCAAAGTACATACTCACGTCAAATAAGTGAGTATCGTCTTCAAACAACCTTTCAAGTTGACCGGAACTATTAAGTATGTTATCATACGCTGTAAGCTCATCCGCCGCAACACCGGGTTTAGTAAACCCTTTTTGAAGCAAATCACTTTGCATCTCTTCAATTAGGACATACTCACCATTCGGACCTTTTCGGTTGCTAAGTCTAACATGGGCTAGGGTGTTCTGTTGGAAGTGTTGGTTCTGGTATTGAGAAGCTTTAAACGTCTTGCCGTTGGGATCAACCGGGTCTGCGTTAATAGCATACTCCACGTAATCCACTTCTTCGTCTACAAGATCGTATTGACGCTGGTAACTCTCAAACTTTGATTGTGGAACAGCCCTAACATCGTAAGCGTTCTTGGAGAGTAGCTCAGTTGCCTCTTCTTTAGTGTAACGCTTTGCTGGGTCAATGTTGGCAAGGATGCCTTGAGACTTAAGCTGGGAGTTACGAACAGAGGGGTTGATTTCAAGTTGTTTAGCTAGATCAGACCCCTTCAAACCATTAGCTGGGATTTCCATTTCAGCAATGATGGAGGGTAGGGGGTTCTGAAAGGTAAAAGACCCATCATCGAAAGCTCCGGGGTCATCCCTCTTCATATCTCCCATAATCTTTAAGAAGCCGTCGTCGTCAAAAGACTCGTCTCCGGGCAATCCACGGATGGTATCTTTTACAGGGGGCTTCTCTTTGTAGCTTGGCACCTTGTGAGAGGCACCAAAAGCACTAACCAAAGACGGGTCATGGGGTTTACCTATACGAGAGATGACACCAGTGCCACCCAAGCTTGCTACGTCGAATAGGTCCATCAGACTGGCATCTGGGTTGGTAGGGGTCTTTACAAGTTTCTTCCCTTCTTCTACCACACCCTTGGCCAAATCCTTAGCGCCTTTTACAAGCTCATCACCTGTAGGTGCCCTCCACTCTTCCTTGGGAGGAATAGCGTCATACACAGCCTTAGCGGTTTCTTTAATAGTGGTGGGGCGTTTTACTTCCCCAACCATATATCTTACACCTTCAGAGGTCTCATAGATGTCGTTCCCTAATTCATCTCTTTCGAGTGAAACATCTTTACTAGGGTCGGCATTCAAAAGAGCAACAGGAGTGTTTAGGCTTTTGAAAAGCTCCTCTTCCCACTTACCACTTGCACCCCTATTACTTTTATCAGCCATGTGACTTATCCTTGTAATTTACCTCGTCACGCAGGGTTTTAAACCTACGCAACGCAGTAATCTGCCCCTGTAGTCGATAGACACTTGCAGGCTCTGTGGCCTGCTCTAAACTAGTCTGAAGTACACTAATACGAGACTGAACAAACTCTTGTAGAGCGTTGTACACATCAAGGTTATTAACTAAGGCCTTCATACTCATTGTGGCTTACCTTCTCCAGTATTAGCTGAGAACCCTTGCATCCCCGGAGATGGTACTGAGCCTGTGCCCATCATACCTCCACCAGAGCCTTGTGTGTCTGTAGCCTGTGTGCCCGGAGGCAGAGTTGGAGCAGCAGCCCCAGTCCCTTCAGGCTGCATCTTCTTCAGGATTTCAGCTTGGACTGCAGCGTCAGCCATTGAATTTGTAACTTTATCTGCATCCAAATCCAGTGATGAAGCAATCTCTCGCACAATGGCATCCAACTTAGCGAAGGGTGCCAGAATTGGATTAGAAACAACCCCAAGAAACTGCATAAGACGTTGGCTGCGAACTTCACCAGCCATAAGGCTTTCTGTACCACGAGCACTAACTTCCAAGTCACCTTTGATTTCTTTATCAAAATCAAATTGCATATTAAATGCAAAAATAGCTTTACCTAGTGGGCCTAGCAAGTAATCATCCAAGTTCTTCACAACAGTTCTGATTGAACCGTTAGCAGCGTTCATAAGCATTGAGATGCCTGAGGCAGTACGACCTACACCTTGAATACCAGTCTGTCCGTACGAATAGGAAGGAAGACCTGTACTCTCGTCCGCCAGCACACGAGCTTTATCAAAGAGCATCATATTTTGTTGAGACACGTTAGGGAACTCTGTACCAAACAAAGCTTGTCCGGGTGCACCACTTTGACGACGAAAAACCTTACCCGGATAAATATCTAGGTCTTGTCCGGGGACAAGGTTTGTTTCGTCAATTTCAAATACTAGGTTGCCAGATAATGCACCGTTATCAACTGCCATCCGCATGAAACCATTCATAAGGATTTGAGTGTCTTCCATGTTCTCGGCAATGCCGATACCAAAAAAGCTATAAGGGTTCATTTCATATGGGGCAGCGTAGTATGGGATGCGAGACGGTTGGAATGGGTTAACTACCAAACGGAGGACATCGTTATTACACACCCAAGCATTAACATTGACAATATCATCATTGTCCAAATCCTTAGATACTTTAACACCCTTTTCACGGAGCAGTTCTGCGGACATATATCCCCAGTATTCTAGAACTTCCCAACGCTCAATATCAGCAGAGGTACTAGCATCTTCCATTACATTTTCCCAGAACTCTCTAATGTAGTTCGGACCCATGTCAATGGCATTGTTAATGGCCTCTTCACGGAAGAAAGGTCTGTTGCGCAAGTCCCGAAGGTCTTTTCTTGACATCTTGTGTCGTTCAACGCAATACTCGACCTGATCCATGTTAGCTGCATCAGGGTCTGGGTAGAAGTTCCAAACAGATACATGAGAGACGGTAGGTACGACCTTCTTTAGGGGTGCATACTTACCCTCCTCATCCCAGCTTGGGTATTCCTTATCAAGGGCCATAGGCCCTTTCAAAATACCTGTGCCAAACAAAGAACACTCAAAAGCGGAAGAACGAAGATGCTTGGAAGCACCACTCTCTTCAAGTTGGTCTTGAATCTTCTTTTCCATCTTCTTGGCAGCCACATGGGCTGGATGGAATGTCACTGCTGTAGGAGTTGTCCCCGGACCCTCTTTAAGACGATCTTTTACAGGGTCTAGCTTACTCGCCATACCCCCAAGGGAGATGGCTGTGGCACCCGGTGGCAACTTAGGGCCATCCTTGGTACCAAACATAGGAGCAGGGGGTTTAGACGCCCCTGCAGGCTCTTGTGGGTTAAAGCTTACGGTGTCAGAGATACCATCAGGTAGTTTTGTCTGGTCAACGGAGATTGGGAAACCACCATTACCAAACAACACCTCTGTAATTTGTCCGTATGCTGCCAGAACCTTAGTCTTGGTTACTTTTACAAATACCCGAGATTTTTCATTTTCGGAGAACTGATTGTCCACCCCATAAATACCACGGAAGTTACGATAACAGCGGATAAACCGCTCTTCATCACTAAGCTTCTTGTTTTTGGCCCTTTCGAAACGCTCTCTGACAAAAGCCACGGCATCGTCGTAGTCTTTGCCATCATCTTCGAGCGACTCTACTTCGTCGTTCTCATAGTTAAGATCGTTCTCTTCCATTGGTATTCTTTCTTTTAGAACCCGAAGACTGGATCGAAGGGTCTATAATGTTTCACTGTATCAGGATTGACATCCCATGTAGAGGCTCTTGGTCTTGACATGCAACCATACCTAATCGCATCATAGATGTGATCTTCACTTTTTGTGTCCACATCCTCTGGATCATTACGGTCCAAGGGGATAAGTGGCAATTGTGCAATAGTGTTGGTACAATGAGACATGACGACCATACGGGGTTCCCCCGTGTACTCATCTACTTGGAGTCTCCTGTGAACTTCGTTCTTTCCTGCAACCCTAGAGCCACGACTTCTATCTGAAGGTCTCCAACGACACCCTCTTACAATCATAGTCTCCGCAATCGAGGGACCACCACGTTGGTGCCAACAGCTACTGTCAAGCACTCCATAGGTAATAGGACCATCATCTGCTTCTGCTTCTAGTACAAGGTCTGCTAAGTCCCCAGCCAATTGTTTGGATACGTACAACTCTCGATAAATGACCAGTTGTTCCTCAGGGGTAACTGCAAACCAGATTACAGCAGAGTAACTGCTATAACCATAGTCGCAAGCCCTAAATCTCCGCCAGTTATTGGGGATTTCATAAGGCTCTATAACGTGTATTTTTCTATTCCACTCTGGGAAGGCATTACCTTCCACAACATCCCAATCACCATCTAGCAACTTACGTCTCTCTGCCTCGGGCAAGGAGAGTAGGTTAGCCTCGTAGTCTCCACTATCGTAGAGGTACGGGTTGTCAATAAGACGAGCAGGAATAAATCTTCTTTTAAACAGGGGTTGGCCCTCTTTAGTGTGACCCTTAGGCCACTCTAGGGTTTCACCTGTCTCAATATCTGTAGCCCAATAGGCTTTCCCCCAAACAGCGGGATCAATAAACATCTTCTTAACCCACCCATGACCGGGGCCACCGGGGTTGGTTGTTGCCCTCATATAAAGGGATAAATCACTCGCTGTGGTACGTAGACGAGAACGCATATAGTTCCATGCGTAGGGAGTGGGCCATTGTGTAAGCTCGTCAAAGGCAATGTAGTTAAACGCCTGCCCTTGATAACGAGTTACGTCTTGGTCCCTCTCCAGAAACGACAGCCATAATGTCCCACCCGCAGGGCTAGTCCATTGCATTTTACGTTCTGACCACTTAACACCGGGAATAGCTTTTGGGTAGAGTTCTTGGCTCTTCTGGACCAACTCTCTTAATTCTTCTGTAGTACGACGCACGATCAAACCACGAAACTGTGGATGAGATAGGTCTCTTAAAGCGTCAGCTAGAAGTGCGTAGGATTTACCACCACCTGCTGAACCACCATAAAGAACTTCCCTCTCAGACGCAGCTAGAAACTCTGTCTGTGGGCCGGGGTTAGGACGAAAGATAACCTCTCGTTCTGACTCTTCCGAACCAAACTCAAACTCTGGGACGATTAGTGGACCTTCTACCTTAGTCGGAAGAGGTGTCTTTTTTCGCGCCCGTCCTCTGTTGGTCGAGTGCTTCGACCCGTGCTTTGGCACTTTCAACCCGATTGGACCAGCTTTTAATAGCGCCAACTTTTCTGCGTCTACTTGTTTCACCATCTAACCTTTTCTTCAACCCTACGTGTGAGATAGACCTACCTGTAATCTCTTCAATCCAGTTGGCGATAGCTCTGTAGGAGAACCGTCTAACATGCTTCTTAGCCTCTTCCAAAGCCATAAGCTCAAGTGGGATGGGAAGAAGCATGTTAGGGTCTTCGGGATCAACTTCGTACCCAA